CGATATGGGAGCAGAACGGAGTCTTGCAAAAGTTGCACAAAAGTTAGGCAAATCTAAAGCACTTATGGACCGCTGGAGTAGACATTGGCATTGGGGTGAGCGAGTAAACGCATGGGACGATGAAATGGATAAGCTATCGTGTGTGGAGTTAAAAAAGGGTATCACCGAAATGCGTAAAAACCATATAGGAATCGCTAAAGCTATGCTGGTTAAAGCATTGCAAGCTCTGCAAAAATTGCCAATAACAGAAATGACTCCCAAAGATATTACAACGATGGTAGATGTGGCAGCAAAGTTGGAGCGAATAAGCCGTGGTGAAGCAACAGAAAAGACAGAGAGCAAAACCGAACTCGCGGGCGAGCTTAAAGTCAATTCGGTAGATTTAAGTAGCCTATCAGATGCCGAACTGGAAATGCTTAATGAACTCGTTAATAAGGTCGATCCAAACTAATCCCGCAACTGCCAAATGGCTCAAGCGGGAAATCGCCCGCGAGAAAGCAGAACGGACTCTCTCTGAATTCATTAAACAGGCATGGAATGTCATAGAGCCAGGAAAAGAGTATGTAGATAATTGGCATATCGATTTAATAGGCGAGTACATGGAAGCAATAAATGTAGGGCAGATAAAACGGTTGATTATCAATATCCCACCACGACACATGAAATCGATCGAAGTTACTATCTGCTATCCTGTATGGACATGGATTAAACATCCAGAGAAACGATTTATTAAAGTCAGCTACAGTGATAGCTTAAGCCGAAAACATAACATTATTGCCCGTGATATTATCCAAAGCCCATGGTATCAAGGAAATTGGAATCATGTATTCCATTTGAAAAGTGATGTAAACAGGCAGAATGAATTTAAGAATAACCACCAAGGATTCATGATGTCTACATCGGTAGGAGGTGCACTAACAGGTGAAGGTGGAGATGTCATTATCATTGATGATCCACAAAATCCCCTAATGGCAAACAGCGAGGTAGAGCGAGAAGCAAGTATAAACTTTTTCAAAAACACATTACAAACACGGTTGAATAATCCGTTGGAGGGCGTTTTTATTGTCATCATGCAGCGCCTGCATGAGAATGACCTAACAGGACATATTTTGAGCGAAAAATTAGGGTACGATCATCTATGTCTTCCAGCCATTGCAGAAAGAAAAATGATGGTGGTATTTCCCATCAGTGGCAAGACAATGATTCGCGAACCAGGGGACATTTTAAATGAAAAACGATTCAACCGCGAGGTTTTGGATGGATTGAAAAAATCGATGGGGACTGCTCAGTTTGCAGGGCAGATGCAGCAGAACCCAGCACCAGCTGAAGGAATTATTTTCAAGCGGGAATGGCTACATAATTTTTATACGAAAGCACCCTACACTACAGATATACAAAGCTGGGATATGGCATTCACAAAAAGCGAGGGAAGTGCCAAGGTTGCTGGTTTCGTGCTTGGAAAACGCGGAGCAGATATTTATATCAAGGATTTGGTGAATGACAAGATGGATTTTACAGAAAGTGTGGCAGCAGTACGCACATTATCTGGTAAATGGAAATCAGCACGAGCAAAAGTAGTAGAAAACAAAGCAAATGGTCCTGCCATCGTTAATACACTCAAAAAGGAAATCCCAGGAATGGTAGAATTTAATCCAAAGGGAAGCAAAGAAGAACGTGCTATGAGCATTACTCCTTACTTTGAAGCAGGCAATATCCATTTCCCAGACCCTAAGACGCATTCCTGGGTTGAAGATTTGATAAAAGATTTATTGATTTTCCCAAAAGGAACCTACAAGGATACCGTGGATGCCCTGGTACAAGGAATTTTATACCTGATGAATAAACCGACCTCTCCCATCGGCGGTGATGAGATGGAAAAGGAAAGCTACTGGCGTAGTTAGGGAGACAGAAAGAGGGTGATATAGTGCTATGAATCAATTTGGAGAGTATGGAAAGACAGGACTATACCGCTTTAATACTGGCTGGATATATGAAGAATTTCTGCGGGAATTGCAAGGACGTAAAGGAATAGAAGTCTACAAAGAAATGTCCGAAAATGATGATATCATCGGGGCGATATTATTCGCAACAGAAATGTTGATGCGGCAGGCTGAGTGGAGTGTAAAAGAAGCCAGTTCCAGTGATGTAGATGTAGAAGCTGCTGAATTTGTCACAAGCTGTATGTACGATATGGAAGAAACATGGAGCGACTTCATCTCAGAAGTGCTTTCTTTTTTAACATATGGTTGGAGCTACCATGAAATCGTCTATAAGCGGCGCATGGGTAATACTCGCAATCCAGAAACCAAAAGCAAATACACAGATGGACTGATAGGTTGGCGCAAACTGCCAATACGTTCTCAGGATACACTCTGGGAATGGAAATATGATGATAAGGATAATCTGATAGGTTTAATTCAATGTGCACCGCCCAATTATGAACAGATGTTCATTCCAATAGAAAAAGCGTTACATTTCAAGACTAAGAGCCGCAAAGGGAACCCAGAAGGAAGGAGTATCCTGCGTAATAGCTACCGCAACTGGTATTTCAAGCGCAGAATACAAGAGATAGAAGGAATTGGTATTGAGCGTGACTTAGCTGGACTTCCTGTCTTGGAAGCTCCTGAAGGTGTGGATATCTGGAGTGATGATTATAAAGAGGAACTGGCAAAAGCAGAAAAAATTGTACGCAGTGTCCGCCGAGATGAACGGGAAGGCATTGTCCTGGGAAATGGTTGGAAATTTACGCTGACCTCTACAGGGGGACGGCGACAGTTTGACACCAGTCAAATTATTGAACGCTATGACACACGCATGGCAATGACAGTTTTAGCAGATTTTGTTCTGCTAGGACACCAGAAAGTAGGCAGTTTCGCATTATCCAGTGATAAGACAGAATTGTTCAGTGTTGCACTAGGGGCATTTCTTGACTTAATTTGTGAAGTATTCAATAATCAAGCAATCCCTCGCCTAATCGATATCAATGGCGACCATTTCAAAGGAATTACGGATTACCCAGAACTGATACATGGGGATATCGAAACACAGGACCTCTCAAAATTAGGAGAATTTGTAAGTAAGATGGTCAGTATCGGTGCAATCACTCCTGATGAGGGAATGGAGGATTATCTGAGAATGGCAGCAGACTTACCAGAACGCGACTTCAATACTGCATATATGGCCCATGAGAAGCCGTCAGAGTTGCCACAGAACGATGAAACAACTTTAGACGAATCCGAGATAAAGGAGCCTCCTATAGCCACAGAGTATCAAAACCAGGGCAAAAAGGAAGAACCAGATATAACAAAGAAAGCCCATAATAACTATTCTGCAGAGTATGCGTCAATACACTACAGGAACAGCCAAGGGGGCCAAGAATGATACGATTCACGAAAGCAAAGCCAAAGGCAAAAGTGAAAGCAAAACCAAAGGGGAGCAAAAAAGCTACACTTAACAAACTGAAAGCCTTCCTTGCAGCAGCAGAGCCAGAAGCAATAGAATTCCTCGTATCATTTTGGAATACACAAGCAAAGGGAGTGACTTATAAAGAACTAAGGGAAGCTTACTTAGCTGGTGGTATCACTGAGAAGCAGTTTACCAAATGGCAGAAAGACTATTCAAAGATGGTTGATTCGATACTTGCCCCAAAATGGCAGCAGGAGGCTGACCTTGCAGCAGCACAGGCAAAAGCACAGTATCCGCATTTTTTCTATGAACCGTCTGTGAGCGCAGGCATGGACTTCATCAAACAGCATGGTGCGGAATTGGTGACTAATCTTGCCCAGGAGCAGAAGGACGCACTAAATGCTATAATACTACATGTCAGCGGGTATACAGCCATCACGCCAGATGAAGCGGCACGGATTATGCGTCCTATCATCGGACTAACCAAGCCACAGGCCATTGCAAATGCAAGATATAGAGAATCCGTAAAGCAAGCTTACCTAAAGGCACATCCACATGGTAAGCCAGAAACGGCAGAAAAAAAGGCGACTGAGGCTGCTGCAAGGTATGCCGCAAGGCAACATCGATACAGGGCACAATGTATCGCACGGACAGAACTGGCATACGGCTACAACGCTGGGGCATATGGTGCAACCAAAGATGCACAGGCACAGGGATATATCGGGGACTGTATGAAGGTATGGCTCACAGCATACGATGAGCGAGTCTGTCCTATCTGTTCCCAGATGGACGAAGAAAAGCGCAATATAGATGAGCTGTTCAGCAATGGGAAGCTGCTGCCTCCTGGACATCCACAGTGCAGATGTGCGGTAGCATATGAGGAAATTGAGGGAACGAATTTTAATCCTGCATTGACGGAGCAGCCAGAAGAAGATATAATAGAGATAGATAGTGGACTTGAACAAACACAGCCGTTGACAATAGAACAGGTCAAGCAGGTCATGACTGCACAGGTGCAAGCACTGCCAGAAGAACAGAAGCAGGCCCTCCAAAATTATACAGGCTTTGCAGCCACACAAATCAATAATGCTATTCGTCGAAATCGGGTTACTCCAGAAATTCAACAGAAAATAGATCTTCTGGACGCAGCATTGAAAGACGGGACAGTGCCGGAAACGGTGTTGCTTCATCGGGATACAGTATTCAGTTTTCTAGGATTGGATGTACCTAATAAACCTACAGCAGAGGAACTTGTGCGGTTTGTGGGGACTTTTATTACAAACTCGATTTTTACATCTACCAGTTTTGAGAATCTTGGCCTTTTAGGTCGAGACACAGAAATATGGTTGACTGTTCCATCTGGGTTCAGGGGTTGCCAGTATATTAGATCGGTGGCATTACCGAAATACAAGTATCAGGAAGAAGTTCTATTTGCTCGTGGTATGCAATACAGGATTACGGACGCTAAGATTGAAAATGGGAAGTATGTGCTGAGAGGAGAGGTTATCCAATGAAAAGAATAGGCGATAAACTATACGTCACTGAAGAAGAAGTAAGTCCAAGTTATCGTTCCCCGGATGCATTTAAAATTATCGGAATGCCTCTTTGCAATGTATGCCAGAATTGGAATGGACCTGGCAAGTGCAAGAAACTAGGCAAAAGTCCAGATGCCTACCGCGAGGTTGATAAGCGAGACTGTCCTGAGGCTGTGCTGGATACCGAGATATTCTGCTTTAAGAAATTTTCCGAGTTGTATCCTGAGGATACAAAAAGGCTCTTGGAACAGTAGGAATTATGAGGAGAGGCTATCTATCCAATGAAAAGAATAAGTGATAAACTATATGTCACTGAAGAAGAAGTAAGCCCAAGTTATCGTTACCCAGATGTGGTAAAAACGGTTGTTATTCCACTTTGCAATGTGTGCCAAAATTGGGACGGGCCAGGAAAATGCAAGAAATGGGAGAAAGTCCTGATATTTACGGCTGGGGAGAAAAACGGGACTGCCCTGAGGCTGTCCTAGATATAGAAAATTTTGGTTTTCCCCAGTTTGCTGAGTTGTATCCAGAGGACACAAAGAAACTTTTAGAACGGCAGAATTATGGCATAGAGTCCAACGAATAATGTAAAGCTCCCTCTCTTCCAGGCGGCTTTAATGCCTCTCTGTGCAGGACGGGAATTGAAATAGAATTGAAACAAATTAGACAGGCATAAAGCTGTCGCTCTTTCGAGTGGCAGCTTTTTTGATTGCCAAAAAAGGAGGAAACATGGTAGCAAAGACATACAACCAAATGACCAAAGCAAGGGAACAACCGCACAAGCTGGCAGTGATGAAATCGGATGATGACAAACGGCTGGTATTTGGCTGGGCAAACGTGGCAATTAGAGTGGACGGAGAACAGATAGTGGATTGGCAGCAGGATGCAATCGATACTGAGGACTTAGAAAAAGCGGCATATGAATATGTAGCAGAATTTGGCACTGCTGGGGAAATGCACCAACGAGGTGGTGTTGGGCGTGTGATTGAAAGCATCGTGTTCACCAAAGAAAAAGCAGACGCTTTGGGGATACCCCAGAACCTGCTGCCACAGGGCTGGTGGATTGGGTTCAAGATTGAGGATGATGAAGTGTGGCAGAAAATTAAGAGTGGTGAATATTCCATGTTTTCCATCGAGGGCAAGGCAATCAGGGAACCAATGGAAGGAGATGATAACTGATGGCAACCAAGCTGAAAAACTTATCTGTAAGTAGTGTAGACCTTGTAGACCAGGGAGCAAATCCAGACGCACATATACGGCTATTCAAACGTGGAAATGAGTTACAAGGAACAGACCCTGACATTGGTCTATTCAAAAAATTTATCTACTGGCTGAAAAAAGGGTATTCTGACACAACTACAACAGGTGCAGAGGAAACCATAGATAACAATGTGGATACCGTAGAAAAAGAGGCCCAAACATTTGCTGAAAATATAAGTCGGGAGCAGCTACGTTATGTTACGAGCGAGATGTTCGACTGTTGCTATGCGCTCTCAGACAGCTTATCTTCTATTATCTGTGACAACACACTCACAGCAGAAGCAAAAAAGAGCTTGATGGAACAAAGCATTGATGAATTCACAGCTACTACTAAGGGAGCAACCATTCAATGGTCGGTTGGGAATCGGATGCAGTCACCAAATCCACAAACAGAAGTTCAAAAGTCGTTAGAGCAACAAGAAGTACTGAAGAAGCTGCTGGGAAAATACAACCTTGGCAATGAACAGACTACAGAGTCAGAAAATGAAACAATCAAAAAGGAGGTAATTGATACTATGAACATCGACAAAAGCAGAATGACACCCGAGGAGCAGGCTACGCTTGCTGAGTTAGAGAAGAAATATGGTATTCCTGATGTGCCAGCTACAGGGGCATCATCTGCTGGCATTACAGAATCTATCTCAGCGGACAGCGGCGTGACAAAGGGGATAGACTTCTCTTCTACTACTGCGTTGACACCAAAGGCAGCAGGAGGTGAACTCCACCCAGAAGTAGCAAAAGCATTGGCAGATTTCCAAGAACTTACAAAACGTCAAAGTGCAGAAGTAGAGGAACTGAAAAAGAGTTTGGAAGTAGAACGATTGACTACTGTGGCAAAGAAGTATGAGGTTCTAGGCAAAAAGTCAGATGAATTAGCTGTAAAATTATATGAACTCAAAAAAGCTGGCGGCACAGTCTATGATGATTATATTGCACTGTTGGATGAGAATGTAGATGTGCTCACCAAGAGTGGTATGTTCCGAGAAGTTGGCAGCAGCAGGCAGGGAAGTATTGGCACTGAGGAAACACTTGGAATCAAGGCCCAAGAATTACAGAAGTCTGCTACAGGTGGAATGACAGCACCTGATGCAATTATAAAAGTAT